CGTTGCGACTCAGGTATTTACGCAACTACTCCAGCCAATATGACAGTAACTGTTTTTTACGGATAAAAAATGTCAGAACAAATGCAAGCTCAAGCTTCATTTAGTCTAGTAGGAAGGAAGATCATGCTTGGTCTTCCTGCTTACGACTTAAAAGTATCAGTAAAGCTGGCTATTGCTTTAGCCCAGTTTTGCGTAGAAGCACCGAAGCACGGTGTTGATATTCAGATTTGCAATATCTCTGGATGCTCCGTTGTTTCTCGTGTTCGCAATTTGATCGTTAAGGACTTCTTAGCATCAGACTGCACGGATCTCATGTTCATTGACTCCGATATTAATTTCAATGCCTCCGACATTTTCCGCCTTATGGCTTGGAATACAGACCCTAAAAAGGGAATTGTTGGTGGTGTCCCAGTCGCCCGTAAAAAGGGTCAGATTTATATCTCTACATTAGAGCAAGACGCAGACGGAGGCATCTACATGAATGCCTATGGTCTAGTTAAAGCTAAACGGCTCGCTACGGCGTTTATGCTAATTCGTAGGGATGTACTAGAGACACTCCGTGATAACCACCCAGAGTGGCAGTATCACGACGATAGAGTAGAGAATGGACACGCAGATAAGATCTGCTATTCATTCTTTGACTTCCAATCTAAACCTGATGGTTATGTTGGCGAAGATTACACATTCTGTGATCGTGCCGCCGCGCATGGTTACGAAATATGGATTGATCCAACCATTAAGTTGGGTCACATGGGTATTACAGAATTTGAAGGATCATTTGGTGAAGAGTATCTCTATCCATTGATTCGCCCAGTAGACACTAAAAAGGATGCTGCGTAATGGCAACCAAGAAGAAAACCCCATCTTTAGCGGTAGGACGTGGTGAGAAATTACCAGTATCTAAAGGTGCTGGGTTGACTGCTAAGGGTCGTGCTAAGTACAACAAAGCAACGGGTAGTAATCTTAAGGCGCCTCAACCAGAAGGCGGTTCTCGTAAAAAGTCGTTCTGTGCTCGTATGTCAGGTATGCCTGGGCCAATGAAAGACAAGGATGGCAAGCCTACACGCAAAGCCGCCTCACTAGCAAGGTGGAAATGCTAAATGGAAATGATGATTTGGAATCTAGTACTATCTGGTGCTCTTACAGTAATTGGATATATGCTCAAGGAAAAATCCGATGAGCTCAAGCGTATTGATATTCTCGTAAACAAAACTCGTGAAGAGATTGCTAAAGAGTATGTTACTAAAGTGGATGTTCACTTAGATATCAACCGGGTTCTAGATCGCTTAGATCGCATGGAAGCCAAGATAGATACATTTATTAGGGAGAATAGAAGTGCCCTCAACTAGTAAAAAACAAGCCCGCTTAATGGCGGCAGTAGCACATAATAAAGAGTTCGCAAAAAAAGTAGGCATTCCACAATCCGTGGGACAAGAGTTTAACAAAGCCGATAAAGGCAAGAAATTTAGGAGTGGTGGCATGGCTAAGAAAGAAATGCACTCTGAGAAATCAGAAATGAAGATGGACAAAGCGCAGGATAAGGCTATGATTAAGAAAGCCATTAAACAGCACGATGACCAATTACATGGTGGCAAGCCTACTAAATTGAAGCTTAAATCAGGCGGTATGTGTATGGCTCGTGGCGGTGGCATTGAGTCCAAAGGCAAGACCAAAGGCAAATTTATCAAGATGAAGGGTGCTTAATATGAGCAAGAAATCAAAGTGCTACGAAGATGGTGGCGAAGTAGAGTTTGAAACCAAAATGGGTGAGAACGAGTCTATTGGTGATGATCTCCGTGCCCGTGCTATGAAGGCAATTGCTGAAGGCGGTCAAAAAGACGAGCCAGTAGCTAAGAAGATTACTCGTGTAGCCCGTAAAGTTTCTCCTAAGACTAAATCAGTTGAAGTAGAGAAAGTAACTACTGAGAAGTTCAACCCAGCTAAGATGGCTGGCATTGATACAAGTCGCTTTAGAAAGCCACCTGCTGGCGCTATGGCTGCTATGGGATTCAAATCTGGTGGCAAAGTGTCATCAGCATCTAAACGTGCAGACGGATGTGCAATCCGTGGAAAGACAAAGGCTTAATCATGGCAAAGAATGGATACGATCAAACTTACGAAAACGATCGCTTGCAAAATGAAGAGGATGCAGACTTGCTTCCTCGTGCCGGTCGTATGTTAAAAGCTAAATTAGAAGAAGATTTAACTGGTGGCGCCTATACTGGTTCACGTTTAAATATGCCTTCAAAGACTCGTATGGGCAAATTAAGCCCTTCAGACACCAGACTTTTAAATGAATATGATGCTTCTCCAGAAGGAAAAACAGCTAAAATTGAACGCCTCCATGGTATACCAAGCAGTGCAAAAGGTAAGAGATACGGTGGCATGAAAAAAGGCGGAGTAGTTAAAGCGTCTTCAGCATCTAAGCGTGGAGATGGCTGTGCTATTCGTGGCAAAACTAAAGGCAGAATGGTGTAATCATGGCTGATAAAGAAAATACAAAAGAATCTCGTTACGAAAGAATGTTTGAGTCTACTAAGGCTGGAGCAGCATTGAATGATGACTTAGTTTATCGTGGCGAAATGGAGATGGGGAATAATGGTATTCCTCGTGTAAAACCTAATCCAAATGCCCTTAAAGAATGGCAAGAGCTAGAGCGTAAGCCAAGCAAAGCTGGTATTCAATTGCTGAAAAAAGGTGGCTCTGTTAAGTCTTCTGCATCTAAACGTGCCGATGGTTGCGCTATCAAAGGCAAAACTCGTGGACGCATGGTATGAGACCTAGCCGCGGAATGGGAGCAATCCTGCCGTCTAAGATGGGTAAGGGCGTTACAAAGGCTCGCAGGGACGATACCGACTTTACTGAATATGCCGAAGGTGGTAAAGTAGGGCTCTATGCAAATATCAATGCCAAGAAGAAGCGTATTAAAGCTGGTTCTGGTGAGAGAATGCGTAAAGTTGGCTCTAAAGGTGCGCCTACAAAAGCGGACTTTATTCAATCTGCTAAGACGGCTAAAAAATAAGCATTAAAACTGGAATATAAATATGCCAACATCTGGAGCAACCACCTTTAATTTAGATCTTAATAACCTCATAGAAGAGGCTTTTGAGAGATGTGGTGCTGAGCTCCGTACTGGCTATGATATGCGTACAGCCCGCCGTTCAATGAATCTATTGACGCTTGAATGGGCTAACCGTGGTATTAACTTATGGACTATTGAGCAGTTACAGATTCCATTGGTAATGAACCAGGCTATCTACCCTATTCCTACAGATACCATTGACATCCTAGATATGGTGACTCGTAACGGTACAGGTCAGAATCAGACCGATATCAACATTAGCCGTATCTCAGAGTCAACCTATTCTACGATCCCTAATAAGCTCGCTACGGGGCGTCCGATTCAATGCTGGATCAACCGTCAATCAGGTCAACAAAACAGCACCACGGTCACTCTAGACGGCGACATAAGCGCTACAGACACCACTATTACATTGAGCTCTACAGCTAATCTAGCTACGGCAGGGTTTATTAAAATCGGAACTGAGACTATTAGTTACTCCAATGTAACCGGAAACCAGCTCCTGTATTGCGCCCGTGGTCAGGCAAATACGACAGCAGCATCCCATACATCTGGGGCAGCTATCACTGTACAGAACCTGCCATGTATCAATATCTGGCCTACTCCAGAAGCTAATGATACCTATACATTCGTTTACTACCGTATGCGCCGTATCCAAGATGCTGGCACTAATGGCTCTGTAGAACCAGATATCCCATTTAGATTCCTGCCATGCTTGGTATCAGGATTGGCATTCCTATTGGGTCAAAAGATCCCAGACGGACAGGCTCGATTGCCTTTCTTGAAACAAGAATATGAGGAGCAATGGTTATTTGCATCTACTGAAGACCGTGATAAGGCAGCAGATAGATATGTGCCCCGTAATATGATGTATAGCAGGTAATCATGCCTAGTAAATATGCTAGTGGCAAACACTCAATTGCCGAATGCGATAGATGCGGTCAGCGATATAAGCTAAAAGAGCTCAGAAAACTGACAATTAAGACCAAGCAGGTCAGCATTAAAGTATGTCCAGAGTGTTGGGAACCAGACCAGCCTCAGTTACAATTGGGTATGTATCCAGTTAATGACCCGCAAGGAGTGCGGGAGCCAAGACCGGATACGAGTTATATCACTTCGGGATATAGTGGATTACAGCTTAATCAAAATGGTGGCGTTACTCTTGATGGTAATGGTTATCCAGAAGGTGGTAGCAGAATATTTCAATGGGGCTGGAACCCTGTTGGCGGTGCAAGAGATGATGGGTTAACTCCAAATGATTTAGCACCATCTTGTTTGGTAGGTAGTGTAACAATAACAGTAACTTAGGAGTTAATATGACATTCAAAAAAGCAGCCGATGGCATAGCGAAAAAAGGCAAAACTGAAGGTAAAAACTACGGTGATGACGGCGCTAAAGTATTAGGCTTAAAAGGTGGCAAGAAATCTGCTGGCGTTACATCTATGAAGATGAAGCAAGTAGGTCGTAATGTTGCTCGTGCAATGAATCAAAAAGCTGCTGGTCGTGGTCGTTAATCATGGCTAAGTTCAGCAAGAAACTGATGGGCAAAGAAGTTGGCGATGCCAAAGTCTATGCTAAACCACATACTATGGATGGTAAAGCTATGAAAGCTAAAGATTCTATTGGTTATAAAACCGATCCTAATTCAATGAGCGCTATAGAGTCTACTCCAGGCGGTATGCCAGCTCGTCGTGTAAGCGGTGGAAACCCAGCACGTCAAGATGTTAAGACTACTGGTATTAAACAACGTGGATCTGGTGCAGCTACTAAAGGCTTCACATCACGAGGCCCGATGGCATAATGAACTACGCAGAATTAACCTCTGTAATTAAAGGCTACGCTGAGAACGACTTCCCAGAAACTGTAGGGTCGTTCACTTCTGCTGAGCAGATTGCTACCTTTGTACAATTGGCTGAGCAACGCATCTATAACATGGTGCAGATGCCAGCGTTCCGTAAGAACGTTACAGGCACAATGACTACTGGTAATAAGTATCTTCAGATGCCTACAGACTGGTTAGCTACATTTAGCCTTGCAGTGATTAATTCCTCTAACGAATACCACTATCTCCTAAACAAAGATGTGAACTTTATTCGTGAGTCTTATCCAGATACTGACTCGGCTTTCTATGCTGAGCCACAGTATTATGCTGTTTTTGATAATAGCGCATTCATCCTTGGGCCAACTCCAGATGCTAACTACTCTGCGGAACTTCATTACTTCTACTATCCAGAATCTATTGTCACCGCTGGAACAAGCTGGCTTGGAGATAATTTTGATACGGTATTGGTGTATGGTGCGCTCTTAGAGGCAGCTACATTTATGAAGACAGATGCAGATGTAATCACTAACTATAAGGCTCGTTACGACGAAGCCATGGGTGAACTCAAACAGTTGGGCGATGCTAAAGATCGTCAGGACTCTTATCGTAGTGGTCAAGTAAGGTATCCAGTTAAATGATTAGCGTACATGGTTTAGGCGAATCTAGCGGTATCCAAGTGTTCACTAAAGATCACGGTGGATTTACGCCAGAAGAGATCGCAGAACGAGCATTAGATAAAATCATTCAAGTAGGTGAGAATTCCCACCCGTTAGTCCGTGAACAAGCAAATGCTTTTCGCAATAACATCCGTGGAGTGCTTGTTTTCTACATGAATGAAGCAGTGAAATTTGATCGTGTAACACTAGCCCACAAGCTACGGGAAGCTGGTCATCCAGAATTAATTAAACTTTTAGACGAATAGGAGTCCAAAATGGCTTTTACAGGCAACTTTATGTGCACCAGCTTCAAAGTGGAGCTGATGCAAGGTGTTCACAACTTTACCAATACAACTGGTAATACTTTTAAATTGGCTATGTATGACAACTCAGCGTCATTCACAGCAGCAACTACTGCTTATACCAATACAAACGAAGTAGCTAACTCTGGTAGCTATTCCGCTGGTGGTGGCACATTAACCAATGTAACCCCAACATCTTCTGGAACTACAGCGTTTACAGACTTTGCTGACTTGTCATTTACATCTGCAACCATTACAGCATATGGCGCAATGATCTATAACGATTCAGCATCTGGCAATCCATCTGTATGTATCCTTGATTTCGGTGGCGCTAAGACATCTACCGCTGGTACATTCACGATTGTTTTCCCAACAGCAGACTCAAGCAACGCTATTATTCGCATTGCTTAAGGGTAGTTGAGGTGTGGCTGATGTAATTGTTCCGTTATCCGGCTGGGGAAACCAAGGCTGGGGCATATCTGCTTGGGGAGAGGGAAGTGTTTCCGTATCCGCAACGGGGCAAGTAGGATCAGTAGCAGTACAGTCAGATGTAAATGTAGATCTAGCTGGCGTAGATAGTACAGGTATTGTAGGTGCAGTAACAGCGGAGGCTGGTAGCTCTGTAGATGTAACTGGTTTAAGTGCAACTGGCTCAGTAAACTCAGTCACAGTAACCGCAAATGCGGTAGTGAATTTGACTGGCGTAGCATGTAATGTCTATGTCAATACTGTAGTTGTAGAGATCGGCAACGATATTGATGTAATTGGCATACAAGCCATTACCAGTATTGGCACCGTAACAGTTACTGGAACAGGGAATGTACAGCTAACAGGCGTCTCTGGCACAGTTGCATTAGGCACAATTAGCATAGAAGCAGCGGCAAATGAGCCCGTTTCTGGGCTAAGTGCCACAGGATCTGTAGGTAGCGTTACTGTACAAGAAGGTACTGATGTAGGCGTTACTGGGGTATCTGCAACGGCTAGCGTAGGTTCTGTAACTACAAGCGCTAATTCGGATGTAGATTTAACTGGCGTAGAAGCAATAGGCGTCATTAACCCAGTAAACGTACAGGCTGGTCAGAACATTAGCGTTACTGGATTCCAGGTAACAGCAAGTGTTGGAACGATTGGCGTCAGAATTGATGTAGAAGCAAGCGTAACAGGAGTAAGTGCGACAGGACAGGTTGGTTCAGTCATCATATGGGAGGTTATTAATGATAGCCAAACGGCCAATTGGGCAACCATAAATGACTCGCAAACTGATGCGTGGCATGATATTATTGACACACAAAGCCCTAACTGGGTGGAAATAGCAGCATAAAGGATAAACTATGGCATCGACTTATTCACCGCTAAAAATTGAGCTTATAGGCACTGGCGATCAGTCGGGTTCCTGGGGCGATACTACTAATACCAACATGGGCACAGCCCTTGAAGAAGCTATTACTGGTTCAGCTAACGTTACTTTTTCTAGTGGTACTGTAACTTTAACATTAACGGATACAAACGCCAGCCAAACAGCCCGTAATCTGCGTTTAAATCTAACAGGTACTTCTGGCGGTGCACAGAACTTAATCGTTCCAGCTATTGAAAAGCTATACTTAGTAAACAACGGGTGTGCTGATACCATCACCGTTAAGAACTCTACCGGTACTGGAATCGCAGTTCCTGCTGGTAAGACTATGTTTGTGTTTAATAACGGTACAAACGTTGTTGATGCAGTTACTTACCTCACATCTTTAGCTACTCCATCTGCAACAATTACTGGCGGTACAGTATCAGGTATTACCCAATTAGATGTTGCTGGTACATCAGCAGCTGGTGCTAATTTAAAGTTATATGAAGACACAGATAACGGCACAAACTATACTGCCTTAAAAGCAGCAGATTCAATTTCAGCAAATACTACATTTACATTGCCAGCAGCAGACGGAACCAGCGGTCAGGTTATCCAAACAGATGGCTCTGGAATACTATCTTTTACTACCCCATCAACTGGCATTACCACAGGCAAAGCAATCGCTATGGCTTTAGTCTTCGGAGGATAATTTAAATGGCAAATCCAAACATTGTTAACGTCACGGCTATTTATGGTAATACTACATATGCAGCCCTGTCTTCTACATCACCTACAACTTTGTTATCTAACGCTGCTTCAAGTGGCAAGGTATACAAGGTAGATGATATTGTTGTCTCTAATGTAAACGGCTCAACTGCCGCTACTGTCACGGTTTCTGTAAATTCAGCTGCCGCAGGTGGTGGTACAGCGTACCGTTTAGCTTATAATATCTCTGTACCAGCCGGTGCATCGTTGATTGTTACAGACAAGTCCACAGCTTTTTATCTTATGGAGAACCAGTCTGTAGTGATTACAGCAGGAACAGCTAACTACTTAGAAGCCGTTCTTTCTTACGAAGATATTAACTAAGAGGCTTTAATGTCTGATCGCTATACAGGTGGGATACTCTCAGGAACTGCACCGACTGTAACTCAACAGAGTGCTAACGGGGTATACACGCTCTCACAAGAGCTACAGTATCAAGGTCAGGGTGTCTGGCCTACAGCAGCTCAAAACCCAATCACTCAGTCATTGCGGTTTAGAGCTAGTGCTTCTGCTTATTTGAATCGCACCCCATCTTCTACTGGCAACAGAAAAACTTGGACATGGAGTGGTTGGGTTAAACGAAGCAATTTAGGCGCTTATGGTGATTTATACACAGCAAATGATGGTACTGGCGGTAGCGATTTAGATTCTTTTGAATTTAACTCAAGCAATGTAATACGAGTTTATTTTCAAGGTGCGATATCTGCTTATTTAGTAACAACACAGGTATTTAGAGACCCATCCGCTTGGTATCACTTAGTTTTAGCCGTTGATACAACTCAAGCTACATC